ACAACTTTATTAAAATTATAAAGTGTTAAACTCGTATTGGATTCTACGGATCGCACCGTATATTTATAGGTTGTTGTCCCTGAAACATACTCAAATTGATCTCCTGCTGTCACATTGGAAAGCCATGATGTCCCCACGCCAGTTACCGTGCGGGAATCAACTGCCGCTGAAACAGTTCCGGTCGTATATGTAGACCCAATTGGATCATCCGACCATATAATCACCCGATCAGGCGAACCACGAGAATCAGGAATCAAGGAAGGTCGTGTCAAAACAGATTCAACAGCCAGTTCACGATCAGAAGAATTGGTAATTTTTGGTTTCCCAACAAACTCTGAGGGAATAAGATAATCGCACTTCCGTAGCTCAAAACTGCCAACAGATGTCGTAACCCCCTGGTAAGGAATTTCAATGGTCAAAACAGATGAAGAAACGACAGCAATCACCTTGTACCACGACTCAGGAACGCTTCCCAGTACACGAATATAACCACCCACATAGGGGGAAGAAAAGCTAGTTCCTGAGTGGGTAACGGTCTGCGAACCATTGGTCACTGTAACCGTTCCAGTATTCACTTGGTCATAAGTACGAATAGAAATTGCCCGCTTCTTCCAAGACCAATCAAACTTATCCCATGCAAATTCTCGAATAAGATTCAGATGATTTAGAAAACGGGCAAAAACATCCGTCGTAGTAACGCTCTTGTTCGTTCGTTGTCCTGCCGTCGTGATCGCTTCGTAAACAGTCATTTAGCGCACATTTTTCCAGAGAATCGTGATATCTGAGCTAGTCCCCGTTTTCGTATAAGTAATAGCACTCGAAATGCGCAAAGCATAGAAATACTCATTCGCGTAATTTGGGCCACCTGTAGGGGCAGTCCCCGTTGATAAATCTATTGTCCCGATTAAACCACTGGCTACACCGCTTGAATCAAATATTTTTATCGTCTCGGCTATTACCCCTGTTGCTCTTGTATTCACAACCAATTTCCCAAGAATGTCCCCAGGCCCCGAATTTGGAATGACAGATAGAGTCCCCGTCCCAAGGATATTTGACGAGGAATCCACCTCGTAATCCACCGCATGAATAAATCGGGCCATCAAAAGACAGCCCATAATCAAGAATAAAAACGGAATAAATCGACTGGTAATTCTCATGTTCTTCCCCCATTCACAATAAAAGACCTCTGGCCTCTATCCTGATACACCTTCCCATCCGTCCCGATCTTGCGATGCGTAATGTCGTCGTAATGCGCCGCCGTCACAGAATACCCGTTCTTCATAATCCCCAAAGAAGGCTTGTCCACCACCACGTCCAGATACTTTCTGAAGCACGGCTCACACCGCTTCATAAAATCCAAATCCGCTAAAGTCCCGCATTTCTCACACTTTTCCATAATAAAAACCCCGCCTGCGGGGGTATTTTTGTACCCCCGCCGACAGGAATTCCTTTAGGACAGAACCGTCACAGCGAACGAATCGCGAATCTCGCCAAACCCGTAAAGGGTATAGGCCACAATCTCTTTTCGTCCAGCGCGAGCCATGTCCTGCATCATCACGTCGATCTTGATAGACCGTGCAATGCCAAATGCTTCCCGATGAAACACAAGATTTCTTTCGGTTGTACCGGAATTGGAAATGTTGTTGGTCTTGAATGTCTTCAAGCCGTACACTTCCGCAATCTGATACTTGGAAAGAGCCTTCTGCTGAGGGAACGTCGCGGAATTGTAGAACTTCTCAATTCCAATGAAGTCCGCCCACGCCGAAGGATGCAATGCCAGATTCCTGTCTTCTGCTGGCGCATTAGCGACATCGAGCAAGCGGATAGCTTCAATTAAAGCCCCGTCCGTGAATCCTGCTCCCGCAACACCTACGCTCTGCGAAAGACCTGTATACAGCCCTGCAATCTGTGCGTCCCATCTGTTCCCGATCGCTTTCCCCATGGACTTCTGATTAAGGCCCACAAGGTCATATTTCGCCTTCTTCATAACTTCTAAAGTCGGCGCGACCGCTACATACTCATACGTATTGACAGTCACCGTCGCATCCGTGTCTGTGTTGTTGGTAAACACAACGTCTGTATCTGCCGCCTTGGTGGCGGTGGCAAGAACTGCCATCACAGGCATGTGAACGATATCTCCGTAAGAAGCTACTTCCTGATCGAGACTAACTACTAAGTCAGAAAGCAGGACATCTTCATACGCATACTCGAACACCTTCGCCGACCACACTTCCGGAATGTAAGCCGATGCTGTCGTTGGTGTGAATTCTCCAGTCATTTAATATCACCTCTCCTTTAGTCAGAAGCCGAATTCCCAACTGCGGGATCGGTACTGATGTCATTATCCAAACGTCGCCTATAGCCAAACATCCATCGGCCCGTTGCGTTTACGTTGAGCTTAATGGACAACCCATTGCGGAAGATTATGGGCGGATTAAACGTCAGGATTTCTGTCGTTACCCCCGTCCCTGACGCTTTCGTTACCAGCGTCATCTTGATATCAGATGTAGAATTTAACGTATCCGTATCACGAAGAACCGCAACTTCTGCCAGTGCCGCACTCGAAATAGCCACCCAATGCAAAAAACATGGAGCCGCTATCCCATAAGGGACTGTCGGTGCCGCCGCTGTAGAGTCAATCACGTCAACCCCAACAAGGTTTGCATCCGATGGCAATCTTCCATTCAAATCAAGCGGAATTCCGTATGTCGCCGCATGAGCTGAAGAGCCCAGAACGAACAACACCGAAAAAGCCGCCACTGTCTGTAATAGTTTTTTCAAAACAATCACCCCCATGAATTAGTTATTCAACCTTGATTTCTCCCGATTGAACTCGCCCCAGAGTTTCCATATTCTTGCGGTAATCTGGATGCTTAGGATGCGTCGAAGCCAAAGCCTCAACGCTGGATCGTGCTAATGTTTTAACGGGCGTCTTTCCCGAAACACGTCCTGAACCTTCCGTCGTGGATGAAGCAATACGGGCCGCTCGATCAGGATCATCGGCGTTCTTCTTAGCTTCCCGCATCTTAAAAAGCTCGTAAGCATCCGTCGCACTGTTGGGATTTCCACCCCACCCTTTTTCCTTCACGATGTCAATGACACCTTTCTGGACTTCTGAGGGCAGTTCCCGCCAGTCCTTCTTGCCTTCCATCCGAGCGATCGCTTCTTCCTGCTTTTCCCACAACCCACGAACCGTCAGGATTTTGGCCTGCTCCACTTCTTTTTTGAGCAGTTCATTTTCCTGTTTCAAAGGTTGAATCAGTTCCTCCACATACCCGCGAGGGTTTGCAGAGATTTTCCTGAGTTCTTCCCGTTGGTCATAGGTCGTTGCAGTTTCCACTTTGTCCGGTTCTGGTTCAGTCGAAAACGACTCCAATTGCTTAGTGATCGCTTCCAACCGTTCCGCTGTCCTAGCTTCCATCTCCACAAGTTTTCTGTTTAACTCCGCTTGCAGGTTCTTTATCGGTATGCCACGGTCATCGGTTTCCGAGTCCGATTCTGTCACGGTTTTGTCAGTCATGTTTTTCTCCCATTCATGGTGGTAACGCTATCCAGCGAGGTAGAAATTGGGTTCATAAATAAAAAGCGAGCAATCTAGGTGTCTAGCCCTAGACGGCTCGCTCATTACTTACGTCTCTAAATTGTTAAAGAACTAAACGCCAGCTTCTTGCCGAGACTTCTCCAACTCCCGCATCTTCTTAATGTTGTCTGAAGCAAAACGCATCTCATAAGGCAGATGCAAACACGCCAGACACGATAACACCTGATTGCGGGCCGCTTCCCGCTCCTCAATCGTCTTAGCCGCTAAACTCAAGCGTAATGCTGTCAAAAGCTTGAGCCAGACGGCCTTCTCGTAAACCAACCAGCCATGCCCCATCATCATCGATTCAAGAGCCTGCGCATCCCGCATCACCTCATCCACCGTAGGATTGGCGGGTGGAACGACGTTTAAAAGGCTCTTCTTGGCCTCTTCCTGCCCGAAAAGGCGGCTTATCAGCTCATAATCGTGAATTAGCATGTCAGGAGCCATCGGTACGTCTACGGGCTTGCTGAATAGGTTAAACAGCACTCAAGGCCCCCTTCATCCCGTTTTTATTGTTTTCCATAGCTGAATTGGTCTTTTCGCCCACCTTTACTTGGTTGAACTTAGAAGAAGGGTTCTTAGTGGACGTGACAGGCGGCATACCGCCCATCAAACCATTCATAGCCCCTTCAAACTTGCCGGATTGGTTTAAATTGAACTTGTCGAAAATCTCCGACATGAGCTTCACTTTACCAAAGAAATCAAAAATCATGGTTTGCTGGTCATTTCGGAGTGTATGGAATTCCTCGCTATCAATGAAAGCCGCGAAGACACGCAGATAGTTCTCGGCATCAATTCCAGGCTTCGGCTCCATCCGTTCGCCACCCAGTATGAGCTGGATTGCTTCTTCTGCACTCGGAAGTTTCGCCTCTGTCGGAACAGGCAAATAGGCCGAAGAATCGCCAATAACGGCCTCCATCGCATCACGGCAAAGGCGGTAATCATAAGCCGGATTCATCATAATCTGCGGCTTGACGCTCCACATCCGATACGCCAAAAGCATCGTATCCCGCGCAAGCTGTTCATCAAAGATCGTCTCTACTTCAAAAGCATAATTGAGTCTCGCCTTGGAATCGTCCCGCGTGTACTTGGCAAACACTGGCACACCATCCCTGCCGAGAATCCGAAAGGTCTTCTCAGCGGGGGCGAACTCATAATTGAGGTCGTGGATGTGCTTCAAAAGAGGGTTTAGCTGATGCACAATACGCTGAAAAGGCGCACCAAACTTGACGGAAGATCGCTTCGATATCTCAATGGCTTCCGTGGCAGTAGTGGAAGAACGGTTCTGGACGCCCTGCTGGTTCTCGTTTAAGCCAAACAGCCGCTCAATGTATTCCCATACCTTGCCTTCTTCGTTATAAAGCGAAGAATCCACGCGCGGCGTCGGAGCCCATGCCACATCCCCTGGGTTTTCTACGGGATACATATGCGCGGGCATGATCGAAAATACCTGCGGGTTGAATGTCCCACCCGCCCGATAAAATCCATGCGGCAAATTGGCAATCGTGGCCGCATCTACACGCTGGTTCACAACAGCATCCAAATGCTTCTGAAGTGGTTTCACGATAGACAAGGGCGAACGGCCCCAGAAACGGCCACGGACAGGGTAAGCTTTGAGATGAACAATCCGACACCGGCCTTTAATCACCCTGAAAATTACGCCGGACTCAATATCCATCGTAACAATAATGCGCTCTTCCTTGTCTCCCTTAATTTTCCACCACAAATACACTTCTGAATTGCGAATCACGATGCGACCCTGCAAATATTCTTTGGAGATATTATCCGTTTTCTGTTTAGCGAGCGTTAAAAGGGACGGGTTCTGATAGGAAGGAACGAGTTCGAGTAAATCCACATTATGATACTTGGGGTTAACACCTTTGGCTTTCCTCCGAATTTCTTCAAACGATTGAGGCATTACTTTAATCAGAATGTCCCGCTCCGCCGCCTCTAAAGCGTTCTCCCATGCAGGGCCCGCATAAATGTGCTCCGATGGAATAATGTCTACCTTCGAACCGTCAAAAATAGTTTCGGTGTAAGTATCCGTCCGTCTCATTTCCTGTTTCGGACTCATCGGGTCATCAGGATTCTCTCTGACTTGCTCGACAATCTCCTCCTCTCGATCCTCCTGCTCAAGCACGTAACGAGGCTCCAAAAACGCATTGCCCGTCGGACCCAGGAAATCCGTTGTGAACTTGTCGGCCAAATCGTAAAACTCCACTTCCTGATCCAAAACGTAACGCATATACTTCTCATTCTTGGCCGCTTTTGGCGCGTCATCTACCCCAATCGGATAAGCCCGTACCTTGGATTTGTTCCCGAAAAGGGAATTCATATAGGTAGCTTGAAGTGTGTCACATACCACGCGAGACAAAGGCGGGCGAATATCAGAAGAGCCGGGCCATGGCCCAGACACTTTCGCAAACGTCGATTCATAACGGTTCTGATTGTCAGCCCACTCCGACTCCAATGCCGTGCGATCCGACTTGATCTCCCCATACGCCGCACGAATGTACCCCGAAAGCTCCTCTTCCTGAGAAGCCGATAACTTCACTTCCACGCCAAGGGATTTCTCCTCAAGCGGAAGCGTGTCGGTGTCTACGGTCGTGCGTTCCTCTTCGTTCACTTAGCCTTCTTCACCACGGAGGTCGCTATTTTGAACTTCTGATCCATCGGCATCATGGGATTATCCATAGCAATTCCTTCCGCCACTTTCCGACGCTTGCGGAAACCAAATGTTCCTTTTTTGAAGCTCATCTTTGGCTTGAAAGGAGAAGCAAACGCATCAGCGAGCTTTGGCATTTATTTTACCGCCGAGGTATTAATAAAGCTGGAATCCGGCTTCCCTCCAGGGCTGATCGTCTTTGCTTCCATGTGTTGCTCGGAACCCTTTGATCCAAACGCCTCAGTCGCTTTATTGGTGCTGGAATCAGAACTGGCCGTATCTCCCGCATCCCCAACAGAAACAGGGCTGTCTCCAAGAGCTCCCTGCTTCATATTCTCGGAAATGGTGCACGTTTTGAACTTCTCTCCGACACTCCCCTTCATATGCGTGGCGCTATCACTTTCTGACATGGTTTGTCCTCCCGATGGATTCGATGGTCTGCTTCGTGGCTTTAGCGGTAGCAATTTCCGCTTCCAACTCGCCCTTCAACTTCTGCAATTGCTTCTCTTTTTCAATGAGCGCAAGTTCCCGTTGCTGGACTCTACGCTTACTCTCTTCAAATTGTTCGATATCCAATCGCCGTGACTTCAGAAATTCCTTCTTCGCTTCTTCGTTGCGGGATAAAATCACCGTATAGTCAGCATCCAACTGGGCGATTTCGTTGGTAAGTGTGGTTTTGCGACTTTCAAATTGGATGATTTGGCGGGAAATATCGGAAGACAGGTTGGCAAGTCGTTTGGAAAGTTCGTCGATCGCTTTAAGTTCGTCCTGCCAGATCACGCGGCGTTCTCCTCATCCCACAGAATTCGCATATCTCGCCCATCTTCGTGTTGCGGTGCTCTACGGCATGGAGCTTGTCAGCGTCTTCTTCGTTCTGTAAGCGCACCATCACAAGGTCTTTGCCTTCAAGACCAGAACGACAATGCGGACATTTGTAATCTTCTACAAGCTTGTTTTTGAACTTCAACTGGCCATCTTCAAACCACACTTCCGACCAGTCCATTTCAAGAAAACTTTTGCCAAAACACGTAAACCAGAACGCCTCGCCATTGCACGGCTTATGCCTAACATACCCCCTAAATCTGGAAAAGTCAACTTCCTTGCGTCTTTTGTAGCCAGAAGGAAGAATCAGATCATTCATTTCTGTAAGGCCTCCATGAGTTCAAAGATCGCCTTGGCATCCATCATCTTCTTTGGAGTCGGCATCTCAGAAAGCGTAGCCAGAAACATCCCCTTCTGGTCATCTGTCAATTTCACTTCAACCCCTTCCAACATCGGAAGAAGTTTCTTGAATGTTCCCATCGCTTGCGCGGGAACCTTCACAAAACCAATAGCCACCGAATGAGCAGAAGTCCGCAGAGTTGTGTCTTCCATTTCCACTTTCCTCGGCGGCGTAATCTTTCCCGCAGGGCCGGAAGAAGGACTCCCCTCCAAAGGGTTAGCCCATGAACTCATAATTCCTGCCGTCAGACGTTTGGATTCCGAAATCTTCGCATCAATCCTGTCCACTGCCGCCTTATCAATGAAAACATCCTTGCGGTCGTCGCTCATACTTTTTCTCCTGTGTGATAATTAAAAATCGTCACCCATCTCGGCAACAGATAGCTGATGTTCATCGGAACCAGACACCACTGACACACCACAATAACCCCGTCTTTAAGACGGCTGTTGCGGTAATGATTGAAAGCGTTCTTAGCAGAAAGAAGGTCGTCAGGCATCGGACGCTCCTTCAAATAAAACCCCGCCTTCCGACAATATGTACATGGAACACCCAAAACAATCGGATTCATTCTAACGATTGACATACGATCCCTCAAGTCCCGTTCCACCATAACCTGTCGGGGTCATCAGCATTTTGTACTTCGGTTTTTCGATCAGGATATAACGCACACAATCGGCGGCATCTTTGCCCCAATCCTTCACCTTCTCCTTCGGGTCTTTACCCGCCCGATGTTTGTACTCGTCATAAAGAATGTGCGTCATGGAGAAGTATGTCTTCGGAACACGGCCCTTGCAGAAATAGAGCATCGGGCGGTTAAACGGCCCGATCGCCTTCTTCTTGTCGTAAGCGAGATAGTTCTTTACCATCGTGTACCCCACTGAACTTCTGTTCGCCTTCTGAAAACTCAGCCCGCATTTGGTAAATTCCTGTAACAAATCGTAGTGCATCTGGATATCCGAATCAAGCGTGATGGCCGACAAATCAATCCATCTCTTCTTTACCCCAACAAACGGTCCGCCACCAATCCATCGCCGTTGTTCAAACTCCCTGTGGAAAATATGATTGGCCAATTCCCTCGGTGTGCCTTTTAACTCCATCTCGTCAATCACGTAAGCCGACTCGTCTGGCGCAATCGCAATCCATACCCCCATCGCCGGTTTTCGGGGGTGAGCATCCAGACAGAAATACATCGGCCAATAGGGTTCAGGCTTCTTGTCTGAGATATGAATGGACTCCTCGATCTCAGGATAAACAATCC